CCTTGCTAGAACTACTAAGGTCAATGTTAACAACCTTATTACAATCGCTGATAGCTAAATTAGCATCAACGTATGTAGTGGTAGTTACAACACTAATCTCAATGGCTGCAAGGCCAGTAGATTTATTTAAAAAAGAACGTGAATTATATTTCATACTATCTCCATTACTCGTGGTAGGTCTACAACATCAACTAAAAACTCTGGGCCAGAAGCATACATAAAAGTACGCAACTCAGGGAAGCACTCTTTCTTAAAACTACAATAAGAACAAGCAGTGCATAACTTCTTATTCTTACTGGTCTTACTAGCAGGTACGGGGTCAAGCCGTGGAATACTAGTAATGTCAGAGGTAACAGCATCTACAGCACTTACAGCTTGCATCTGGAACATACTCTTATCTACCGTAATTGGGAAATAAGCTACGTGTCCTAGCTCTTTTTGTATAGTGAGAAAGCCAGCATTATCATAATTAAGAGCAGAAGCATAGCCGTTAAGTTGTTGGTAATATCCAAATGGGTCATCCTGTAGTCCGTTCTTAAACTTCTCAACACCAAACTTAGTGGTGCTCTTAACGTCTACCATCACGTTGTCAATCACTGCGTCAATGCGGCCCCTGACAATCCAACCATTACCAACGTCATAAATAACTCGCTCTTGCTTCTTCTCTACTGTGTGCCCTGCATCTTCAGCTACATTCAGCACCAACTCTTCTAGAATATCTCCGTAAAAGAATTTGAGTAGCAAGTTACCATCTGGTTTCTGTGCTAGCTCAGGCTTGTTGTACTTGTACCAAAGGCTACGAAAACACTGTGCTCCAACTTCACTGAAGTATAACACATTCTTATCTCGCTCATGCCCTCGTGGATTAAACCATTTATCGTAGCTGACCTCTACCTTGTTGTTACTAGTAGCAGGAGGCAAGCCTCCCGCAACCACACTGTAAATGTCATCCACTAGTGTGTGGATGGATTTCATATTAGCCCTTGTCAGTCATCAACTCTTCTGCTGCCGCAGCATCTAAGTCACCGCATGAGTAGGCTTCAAACATACGTGCAGTTTCGATAATCATTTGAGCATACTCAGTTAGTGACTCTGGATTACCTTCCATAAAATCACACACTGCCTTAGTAGCGTTAGTGATACTGTTCTGCCGGACAATGGCACGATCACCATGTAGAGCAGGGATAGGGAACACCTTGCTAGGAGGGCTGTAGGAGGGCTTAGACGGGGCTGTAGCAGTGCTACCAACAGTAGTTGCGCCTACCCCCTTCTTAAGCATCTGAACAGACGTTAGATCAACGTTCTTACCATACGTATTCTCAGTGAATTGAAAGTCAACCTCATCACCAATGTTAAACGTAGGCTTCTTAAAACCGTAGCTGTAGCGTTCACCGCCACACACAATGGTGTAAGCTGGCTTAGGGCCAAACTTAGTGTTAACTTCTTTGTTCGTGATGTTTTCAATAATGTAGCTCATAGTTTCCTTAGAATGAATATTCAGTTTTATCTTGCCAATTAATGCCGACCTCTACGCCGACACCGAGTTTACATGGGAAATCAATACCGAAATATTGTTTCATATACATTGGTGCATCTTCCAATGTCTTCTTTGCTAAAGCAGCCGTATCATATACTAAATAATTAGGTACGTCAAGCACCACACTATCATGCACAGTCATTACTAGTAATGCACTAGAAGATAGATTAGCCTCTTCTAATTTACGTAGAAGAATACCAACCATCATAGGTACAACATCGCCTGTAGCAAACCCTTGAATGGGCCAGTTCTTAAGTTCTGTGGGGCTAAAAGATAAGTCACCTTTGTATTCGTTGGGGTACTTGTTGAACAAGTAATGTCGCCCTGTAGGGCTGCTGTGGTAGTAGGTGTATTGCGGCCCACTCTTAGCAGGGTCATACAACACAACTGCGTTGTCGTTAGCTTTCTTAACTATTTCTTCATGGTAGGTCTTAACTCCTTTGTATCGTGTGTAGAATGTTTTAATGAATTTCGTAGCTGTAGCTCTATCACAACCACTTTGCGCCATAAGTGTAGTAGCTCCACCTCCGTAAACGAGCAGGAAACTAAATCGTTTAAAGGGCTTCCGTTCTTTGTCAGTTGGATACCGACCATACATTCCTTTATAAAGTTCCCTGTGCATATCACGACCAGCATTAATATCCTCAATGAGTTGCTTATCATCTGCTAGATAGGCCAGTGCAACCATCTCAAGCTGAGAGTAATCAAGCTCCACAATCCTACCCTCACTACCGTAACGGCTAATGTAAGATCGCTTAACATCACCAGTATCAGTTTGGTTCTGTAAGTTGGGATTAGTTGATGACAGTCTTCCCGTCTTTGTAGCGCAGTGATTAAGGTTAGGATAGATACAATCTGTAGGGAATAGCAGTGTGTTCAATCCCTCGTAGTAGGTTTCCTTAATCTTAGTAGTCTCTCTGATTACTAGTAACGCATCTGCTAACCTGTTGCCACTTTTGGACAGGTGTTGTAACACTGCATCATCTACGCTGTAATAACCATTCTTACCAACCTCACCAATTGGCGCGTATCTCTGGTCAAGTACAACTGTGTGTTCTATAAGTTTAAATTTTTCCTTACCATTCTTGTAGAAGCCAACACTCTCCCTAACCATCTCCTTAGAAGTACCACCGAAATAATACAGAGACAATTGCTTAGGGCTAGCTGTATCTAAGTCAGGTGCAATACGCTTTGCTTCATCTTGTGCCATCCTCAAAACATTGCCGTAATAGATACGCTGTTCGTCCACATACTCTTTATCAATCTTCATACCGTTTATGTTCATCTGGATAGTGGCACGTAATGCATCCATCTGAGTAAACATTAGCGGTAAGATATCCAACTCTACACACTCATTAAACTGAGCATTGAAAATAGCTGCTGTATTCTCTACGTCTGCTTCCAGATAGGGGATAAGTTCTTCCTCTGGAATGTCTTCAGTGTTAACACCATTCTTCCAATAGGTTTTAATCTTGTCATCTTTAATGGCATGTACACCAACATACTCTAGTGTCAACTCATCTAAGCTGGCGTACATATGACGCTGACCAGAAAGAATGTAGGCTGCAAGCTGAGTACACCAGATATGTGGCAACTTAAACAATGTACCCCTATACAAGTACAACAGATCAAACTTAATGTTATGCCCAATGACTAGCGTAGCCTTGTCGCAGATAGCCTTAAGGTAGCTAGGTGAAACACCTGTCTTAACGTACATTGTCTGAACATTATTAGTATCAATCTTCCAACCAGACGCAACAATGTTATTACCGTGCCACATAGGATTAGCTTTGTTGTTACCTACGGGGCATTTAATAGAAGTCTCTAAGTCAAGTACCAGATTCATTTATACAATCCTTAAGTAAGTCATGTAAGTTAAACAGCAGCACAAAATCATCAGCTACACGTAATGTGCTAGTAGGAGAATATCCTGCCCACAAACCAGTTTTACTAAACATTACATGGTCAGTTGTTTTGCTATCACCAGATACTTCTATGTAAATTTTACCATAGTTACCTTTTGTATTCCAAAACACATCACCAATCTTAGGTTTTACCTTGTTTTCCATTTGCTTGTATACCTTGCTTTTGATGGTTCAATCTCTACCTCAAAACAACCATGTCGATGCGCCTCTAGTGTCTCATCACCACCGAACAACTTGTTCTTAGGTACATGGATGTAACGTTGCAAGTCCATAGCTGGCTCATTACTCTTACCGATTGTAATGATAGCATCAGCCTCACCAATCTTGTCTGTCTTGCTCCCTCGTAGTTGATTCATCTGAATCCATTTTTCACCCTCACCTGTGCCGTCTACTTGGCTAATGGCAATCACTGGGCAATAGTCTTTAGCAACATCTCGTGCCCACTCGTACAACTTACCGATACGTAGGTCATCTCTAGACTCATTACTGAAACCATGTACCTTATCTAGTTGGTCAAAGATAATTAGTCCCGGCTTGAATTCAGCAAATAGTGTTGAGATTTTGTTAACGCTTTTGATACCACTATCGTCATCGAGTACAAGAAACCTAGCACCACCATTACTAATAAACTTTTCCTCATATTTTTCAGGCTCTGCCATTAGGTCGCCTGTAGTAACGCCGTTGAATGCTTGAATCACACGCATCATAACCTTGTTACTTGCTTCCTCATTGTTAATCCAAATAACATGCTCGTCAGGCATAAGCTGTGGCATCATGTAGCTTGCCTCACTAGCTGTAAACGTTGTCTTACCTGTCTCTGGTCTAGCTGCCACAATAACGAAATCACCCTTACGTAACGGGCCTAGTGATATGTTTAACTCTTTCAGTCGCCACCTAAGTCCACCACTTGCAACTGTGCTGCTTAGGTAGGATAGGCTAGGTGTTACAAACACATCTGTCTTCTCTACACTAGCACCAATCTCTTTCTTATAGTCTTTAAGCATAGGCTCAATACTAGTAAGGTCACCACCGTGCCCTGTACCAATCTTAAGACACACATCATAAATCTTAGTAGCGTAATCTGTCTCAATTAGTTTGGCTAGAATGTCCTTAGCGATTGCCCTAGGTTTATCTAACGCATCCTGCAAGTTATCGAATGCCATCTCATACAGTGCAGGGTCTTTAATTTTCTTACCTCGCACAATGTAGTAGAAGGTTTTGAATTCATCGAAGTCTACTCGTGTACGCTCAGGGTAGTTGTCCCAATACTCCCCCATAACACTAAACAAATCCAATGTAATAGAAGACACAGTGTGTTTCTTTACATGCTCTTTGAATCTGTTGTATACATCCTTATCGTATACAACAACTAACAGATCAATATCATAAGACAATTTATTTCCTTTATTTACATATCCATTGATGCTAATTCTTTTAGCGGAATTTCTTTAGGCTGCTGCATATGAATACTAGTAACGTGATTTACTACTGGTGATATTTCTTTGTATATCTTCATTGTACCTGCGTGCCCTGCTGGGTCTGAGTCTAACCATAGCACAACCCTTTCTACCTTGTCAAGTTTCAAGGTCATCAGAATGTTTAGGTCTAACTTAGTCCCAAGTAGACATAGAGTACTGTACCCTACACTATGTAACTTATAGCTGCTTAACAAGTCTTCTACAAGTACTAGCGGCTTTTTAGGGTCGCCCTTAAGGTAAGAACAACCGTTGTTTGTGTACGTCATGTACTTAGGATTACGGTCATAGCGCCTTTTCTGGTATCCGCAAATCTTGTTCTGATTCCATACGGGTAATACAACACCGTCAACATCTTCTACAATACCGTACTCGTTGCATAACTCTTCATCAAAGTCATAATCATTAAGCCACATCTGCCCACGTAAATCAAAGTCTGCATATGATTGGTGGGCCATTCTGTTTACCTGATGTTGGTAGTCAAGCCTCTCTACTAGTTTGTGTACACTATCTTTATCTTCTTTAATCTTTCTTAAACTCTCTACTGGCCTGTAGTAACCACTGTCTGAGCAATTGTGGCAGTGCCATAAATAAGCACCGTCTACATTTTTAACAAACAACCTACGCTTATGGTCTACACCCATAGGGCAATCAGCGTGATTGTATTTCATCTGACCGCCTTCAGCAATTTCCTCATAGTCGCTGGCGTTACTAGTAAGCACATGAAGTGCATCCCTACCATAATAAGTGGTCATGTATATTCTATAACCTTAATAGAAGTCATGGATATAACTTGATGACAGACCTTGCATGGCTTTGCCAGCAGTGGCCTACCATCTTTACCATAACGTGTTACTAATATTCTATATGCTTTACTCCAATCACATTTAACCAATGCTGCAACCTCTGCATGTAGGTATATCTTGTGTGGCTCACCCATTGATAGAGCAGTCTTTGCCATCAGTGGATGCGTCTTAACGTAGGAGTTCTGGCCCGTTGCCAACAGCCTCCCACGTTTATCGTACACAAACGCACTAATGTCCTGCTTACACACTTAGGCAAACACCTTAGTGTAAAACTCTTGTGCTGTCTTAGCATCATCAGGATTAAGTTTCTCAGTGAATGACACTTGCAAGGCATACTGCACATCATACCGGCTGCACTTACGTGACCAGTTGATGAGTGTACGTGGCGACATAGTGAGGCCCATCTTACCCTGCTCGTAGGCTGCACGAATAAGACCAGCGAACCTAACCATGTTCTTAGCTACTGGCTTTTTAACATCACTCTTACTAGTAATGATGTTAATCTCGTGCTCTTGCGACAAGTAGTTGAGGCGGAGCGTATTGGTGAATCGGTCAATAGTAGCTGTATTCTGTACACCTACACCGCTGAATGCACCAGTAACGTCACCCTGACCCACTGTATTACCAGCGAACACTAGGCGAAAACCATCAGCAGGAATCATAGTACGGTCATCAGAGGTTCCGGGTTTTTCCTTAAGGTAAAGGTAACCGTCTTCTTCCAACAGATTCTGCATACCCATAGCAATCTCTGAGGGCATCAGTTCCCACTCGTCTACCAGACACACAGCGCCATACTTAACGGCTTCAGTGATAGCACCATCTTCCCACACAGTAGCGCCACCACGTACAACCAGCGTACCGAACAGACTAGCACTCTCTACGTCACCTGACATATTGATGCGGATGAAGGGCTTGTTAAGTTTAGCGCAGACATACTTAACTAGTGAAGATTTACCGCTACCCGTAGGGCCAGTGATAAGAGACTTGTCACCGTCTTCCATACCTGCTACTAGTAACGCTGCTTCATTCTTCTGGATAACGTAGTCAGCATCTGCTTTAGGTACTAGTCGTGCAATAGCACCATCAGTAGGCGTACCAGCTACAGTGATACCGAAGTCACCGAAGTTAGGCACATAACCAAATACCGTACTGAACAAGACCTGACCATCTTTAAGCACTACTTCCTTAGTCTCAGTAAAGGCCGTAGTAATAGCAGGAGCAGGTGCTACAGTTGCCTTACCCAAGTGAGCAGCAATTGCCTTAGCAACTTTGTCATCAGCAATGATAGCCATATTAAATACTCCGTTCGATTATCGACAATATTGTCGGGGATAAATTCTCTAAGTTGTTAACTACTACATTCTTTTTATAGAATCTAGTTACATTAGTATCCTGTATACCTACACCATATACATCAATACCGCTAGCTTCTACATCTTTAACAACTAACCTAGTGTAGTCTTCAATATCACCAGCCCAGCCCCTACCTTGTGGGCTACCATCAGACAATACTAGTAACACCTTACGATGTTCTTTGCGTTTGCTCAGTGTATGAGCAGCGTACGCAATACCATCACCGTCACTATTTTCCCATAGGCAACAGCTAGCACGATAGAACCTGTCAACTAGCGTAGAAGTTGGTACACGCTCACCAAAGTCATTGAACACCCAGATAATCGGGTCTTCCTTACTTGTTTGTGTATTAGTGAACCCTAGCACGTTAAAGCTAATGTTCAAGGGGCGCAGTGCTTCAGCTAATGCACCAGCACCAGCACATGCCATCTCAAACTTAGTGCCTGACATGCTACCACTACAGTCTACCAGCAAACTAACAGCCGTGTCAAGTGTATCGCTAACCTTACGCTGTCTGAACACACGGCTAGCACTAGGTGCGTCACCCTGTAACAATCTATGCAAGCTGCCATTGTGCAGCTTACCTTTCTTCAGACCATACTCGTACCTATCTTTACTAGCTGTCTGTAGTTTGATACGTAACTTGTTAGCCATAGGCTTACCGTTATTAGTAATGTAGTTCTCGATTACATGCTTGTTAGTGTATGTACTACTATGTCCTAATACTTCTTTGTGCAACTCAGGAAACCTAACCACTACATAATCACTAGCTTTAGGCAATACATACGAGCCACCCCTACTTTTACTAGGCATCAAGTGCATACCTGTGCGACTAACACTATGCTCGTGACCAATGGCGTCCATTAGTTTCTCGCATGTAATCAAACGGTCAACACCATCTGATGACAGACCATCGGCATCGGATTTATCCTCACCCTTACCCTCGCTACCCTTACCCTTGCCGCCCTCTGCTTTAGCCTTACCCTTGTACTCTTCAGGGTTAGCATCATACAAGTCCTTGATGATACGCTCTGACAAGTCCATAACAGCAGCAGCATCACCACTCTCACGTATTACTAGTAACTCGCTGATGTACTTGTCGAGTTTGTCTAGGCGCATAAGACCATCTGCATCTAGGCTTTTGTGCATAGCAGCGCACGTTTCAGCCGCATTAGGAATCCAATTGCGAATGCTGCTATCCCATACGAATACGGGTAACAACAACAATTGTTCTTTAGACAATTCCTCATCCTTAGACTTAATACGCTTCTCAATATCTTCTGTATACAACTCCCAAAAGTTGTTACTAATATTAATATCGCCGCTATAGCATGTATCGTTTAGATAGTCTACTCGGTGATCTTCAATCAGATTATTAACTAACGCTAAGATACCAGTAGGCCGCACCTTATTGAGATATTCGAAGTCGCTATGTACTACGTGGCTTGTCTCATGCTTAACGTAATAGCGAATACGTGTCATCCATTCTTCACTAGTGCTACTAGTAATAGCAGGTAACCACATACGCTTACCGTCTGTGCGTGGCGTACTATCTGGCTTGTCCCACGATACGGACACACCGCTACTACCGGCGCAACCGGCAACATAAGATTCAAAGTTAACTACGTCTAGGTATTTCATTCTCTTCCTTTGTTGGTAGTTTAGCAGGGAAAGGCCAGATAGGTAGTTTATCCATATTATTCCTATTGCATATTAGTAACATCTGGGTAAGCATACGTTACAAAAATCCTATTGAATTCATTATCTAACCACAGCTCTATACTTGCATCTACCTTTTTAGGTAGGTTATTAACCACTGCGTTCATAGTGTCTTCAATATCTTTATCGTCTTCAAACGCAATATAGCGACTATTTATCCTCATATAAGCCCCATAACAGACAGATAACGTAAACTACTGTTACTGCTACTGCACCCATTGCAACATAATCCATTGATGACAGACCTCTTTATTCGTAGCGGTTTAAATTACGGATGAAACAATCACCCTCATAATCGACATGTTTATACGTCAATTTATATCCCATGTTTTCCATAGCATTAATGAACAGAGACGCATCGCAATCTTCTTCTAGGTATACCTTATTGCCTAGCTTATATGAATAGTTACTAATAACATTCCTCAATTTGAGCAAATGTATTTCGTCCATACCCACCTGCAACCAACCATGACCGCTATCAGAATGAAAAACATAATCCATTATTCCTCCCCTTGATTTTCTACATCATTCTTAAATTGTTGGAATGCTACAGGGTCAAGCTCTGCCACTATAACACCCGTATCAAACGTCAAGTTACCTATCTTTACAACACCGTACAACTCTGTAAAGAGTTCCTGAGCTTCAGCATATGACATAGTTTTTTCCATGTTACTAATAACAGGGCCGAAGCCCCGTTCCCTTATTGTTTAGCGGCCTCGATCATAGCATAGGCCAGAGCAGCGTACTTGTCGCTCAGTGTACGCAACTCTTCAGCAGTGAACACCTCGCATGTCTCGCTGTCATATTTCTTTTGAGCCGCATCGATGAATCCAAGCATACGATCAAAGTCTGATTTTACGTCTGACAATTCGCTCTTACCTTTAGGCATAGGCTGGCCGTCTTCCTTGAGGATATCCCCCATGTCATCAAGTTGCCACACAACGATGTTATTAGTAATGGCTTTAGCAATCACAGATTTAGCAGAGCGCAGCGAATTCTTTTCCTCTTTCGACAATTCTTTGATACTGTCGAGTTCTACGATGAGCGCTTTATTCCGTGCGTCCAGTTGTTCTACGTTACTAGGTGTATCAGGATAGCAGGTTGAGCGAACGTAGTTAGCCCAGACACCTTGCCCGGCTTCCCGGCTGATATCTTTGCCCTCTTTAGCGGAGGAAAGAGCGGAGCGAAGTTGACTATTGAACAGCATAATTTACCCTTACAAGTTAAATTGATTTACTAGGTTTAAAAGATATTACTAGTATTAATAATATCTCAAAACCCTAGGTTTTGCCAGACAATGTAGGAAAGTAGCTTGCTCGCAGTTAAACCCTGCTACATAACGTCTCTACCGTATGTAAACCCGCTACTCTTGCAGACGCTAGCGGGCTGATTCTCTACCTATACATTGGCATTTTACTGGCGTGTTACTAGTATGTATTGTATGTACATATTCTATCTAATAACACAATGAATTTTTAAAGAGCTAGCGGGTTAATCACGATCAATCAACCTAAGCCACTAATGTAACCTGCTAACCTTACGTGAAACTTACAACCCTACAACTTGCAGGGTTATTAGTAACGCTACATAAGTAGAGCACCTAGATCAGTCCCGATCAACTAATCAGCCCCTAATGTAACTGCACTTCCTTACATGAACCTTACAACTTTAATGCCCTTACAAAATAGTATGACATTGTGGCACAAACCTTGCTCTTCGCACGTAGGCGCGCATGTATATATAATTAGGGGAATTGTAGTAGGTACGTAGTAGTGTCTGTATATTAGTAATTATAACAGCTATACTAATTAGTTGATGTATATGGCAATACTAGTAAATAGTAATAGATAGTTGATATATATAACAATAATAGTAATATATAACAGTAATAGTATATATACTAGGGGCTATAGATATATATATAATTGTAAGATAGTTATATACTATCAATAGTATACTAGTAATAGTATATATATATATAATAGTATATATTATAGTATATATATAACTATACTATAGTATATATATAATATAGTATATATAGTAGTTATATATAGTATATATATATAGGGTATCACAGTTTAATCTATTTGTCAATAGGGTAAACCCTTATTAATATTATTAGTAACAATTATATTCTGTAATACTAAAGTTATAATGTTTTAAACTCATGTAATTCTTTCAACTTAATCGATAAGGGGGGTAGGGGGGTTGGTTTTATGTTGCAATGACGCGTAAAATTATCTCCATAAAATTATCTCTATGGGGGTAGCTACTAATAACATCTATTATTTTATAAATATTGGAGTGTTTCCCACCCACCCACCTCTTGTATGGTTGTTGCTGATAGGTGAACATGTGGTTTCTAGACGTTTTAAGGGGGGTTGTAGGGGTTTTTAAACAGGGGCTGGTAGGGTGGTAGCCAAGTGGGGTTAAAACCCCTTAAATCCATACAGCAAAAGGTAACGTTTTTACGCCTAATCCCTCTAAGCCATACTTGTTTTAAATAACACACAGGAATAGATAATGAAACTGGTTTTAAATACAATTGGGAGTCGCTACGGTTCGATTGATGCTCTCAATGCGAATTTTGAAGCCATTCAAGATGCCTTTGATAACACCCTATCACTAGACGGTACAGTACCTAACTCACTAGGGGCCTCTTTAGATGCCAACAGTCAGCGCATCATCAACCTCCCGGTTCCGGTGGATGGTAGTGATGCCGCCACTAAACTTTATGTTGATACAGCTACAGCCATTGTAACCTCCTACTTAGATGAAATTGCAATTGTTTCTAATAACATTGCTGATGTTGTTAAGGTAGCTGATAACATTGATGTCATTGTTGACAACATTGGTGCAATTGAGAATACAGGTAATGCAATTACCGAAATCATCGGAGTTGCCAATAACATTGGTAGTGTACAGCTTGTTGGTTTAGATTTGAATGGGGCGTTTGAGCAAGGTGTTATTTATGACTTCGGCGCAATCACTGACCCAGCCATAGGGCCAGCTACACCCACTACCAGTTCAATTGTAAAAGTTGCAGATGACATTGACAGTGTTGTGTTAGTAGCTACTAACATTGCAGACGTAATAGATTTAGCAGATAATTTGACAGAGTTGCTATTAGCTGACACTTATGCAGCAGCCGCCTTAGCGTCAGCTACCGCTGCTGATGTAAGTTCAGATGCAGCAGCAATTAGTGCAACAGCGGCAGATGGTAGTGCTGATGCAGCCTCTGCTAGCGAGATAGCCGCTGAACTTGCAGAGACTAACGCAGAGTTGGCTGAAGTAAATGCAGAGACAGCTAGGGGCTTGGCAGTTGATGCACAACTAGCAGCAGAAGCTGCACTAGCCTCTACACTACTAGCCTTTGATAGTTTTGATGATCGCTACTTAGGTGCTAAAACATCTGACCCCACTCTAGACAACGATGGTAATCCTTTAGTAGCTGGACAACTATATTTCAATAGTGTGTCTGGTTTTATGAAGGTGTATACAGGAACTATCTGGGTAGATGCTTATGCTGAAGGAACTACATTCTTAGCTAAAGCAGAGAATTTATCTGACCTACCTAACAAAGCAACAGCACGTACCAACCTAGGGTTGGGTACAGCAGCTACAACTAATGCCACTGCCTATGCTACAGCAGCACAAGGGGTTTTGGCAGATAGTGCTACACAACCAGAAGATTTGGGAGATTTAGCTTTGCTAGATACGGTGGGAACAATTTACATTACTAATAATGCTGTAACAGTGGATAAGCTGGCAGCTACACTTGACTACGGGAGCATTGTATGAGTACAGCGGTACAGCTTCGGCGTGGAACAACTACAGAACACGCTACGTTTACGGGTGTTGTAGGTGAAATCACTGTCGATACAACTAAGGATACGGTTGTTGTCCATGACGGCACTCTAGCAGGTGGTCATCCACTTGTTAAAGAGAGTAGCCTAGGAGTTACAACAACTAACCAAACAGCAACTACGGGTGCTATTAACACTCCGGCAGGTACTACAGCAGAGCGCCCTACGGGTGTCACTGGTAGGTTTCGTTTTAACACCTCACTAGGTAAGCCAGAAGTTTATAATGGCTCCGCATGGGGGAGTGTCGGTGGTGGTGCAACTGGTGGTGGCTCAGATGAAATTTTCATCGAGAATGGTCAAACAGTGAATACCAGTTATTCAATTGGTGCTTCTCGTAACGCTATGTCTACAGGCCCCATTAGTGTGGCTTCAGGTGTAATAGTAACAGTGCCTACGGGTGCAAGGTGGGTAGTTCTATGACAATTACGTTAAATGGTACAAGCGGCATCGTCAATGATGCTACTAACCTCTCCTACATCGGCACATTGACCGGCAGCACGGGTGTTATCAACATCGGCTCTGGGCAGGTGTACAAGGATGCCAGCGGGAATGTTGGGGTTGGTGTTGTTCCTAGTTCTTGGGATGGCGTATTCAAAGCATTACAGAATAAAAATGCAACACTAGCTTCAAGTGGTTCAGATTTATATCTTTTTGCAAATGCGTACTACAACAGCGGATATAAATATATTGCAACAGGGTTTAGTGCAAGTCGGTTTTACCAAGATACAGATGGTTCGTTCAATTGGCAAAACGCACCGTCAGGTACGGCGGGTGCAGCGATAACTTTTGCTTCTCGCATGACCCTCGACTCCAGCGGCAACTTGCTGGTGGGGACTACTTTTGCTGACCCAAGCGGTGCTGGGTCTAATGGCCGTGTAGTAATCCGTACTGCAAATGGAGGACAGGCAGCGCTTACTTGTTTTAATTTGGGAGCAGGCGCTGTAAACATTGTTTCTCTTGAAAATGGCAATGGTCAGGTTGGTCGTATTCAGATCAATGGCACAAGCACTTCCTATCTCACATCATCTGACTACCGACTTAAAGAGAATGTCCAGCCCATGTTGGGCGCTCTTGCAAAGGTTCAGGCTCTTAATCCTGTGACCTATAGCTGGAAGGTGGACGGCTCTAGCGGTCAGGGCTTTATCGCTCACGAATTGCAGTCGGTTGTTCCTGACTGCGTTGCTGGCGAGAAAGACGCTGTAGAAACCTACACAGACGAAGACGGCAACGAGGCTACACGCCCTGTCTACCAAGGCATCGACACCAGTTTCTTGGTGGCTACGCTGACAGCAGCAATCCAAGAGCAGCAAGCCATCATCACAGTACAGCAAGCTAGCATTGCTTCCTTGACAACCCGCATCACAGCCCTTGAAGGAGCAGCAGCATGAGTTCGATTGCAGTAACGGCTTCGGCTACGGGCACTGGCGTGGTATCGCTGGTGGCCCCTGTCACGAACACAAACCGCACCATCAACCTGCCCGACTCCAATGGCACTGTGCTGACCACGGTTACGGCTGGTGTGCCTGTGAACGGGCCAGCGTTTAGTGTTTCATCTACGGCATTAGTTAGTGCAGCGGCATCAACATTTACTAAAATTACTTATGATACAGAAGATTTTGATACAAATAGTAATTTTGCCTCTAGCCGTTTTACGCCAACTGTTGCTGGTTATTATCAATTAAATGCCACTATATCATATAGCGCAAACACAGCAACAGGCATTAGCATAGTTACTTTTTATAAAAATGGATCAAGATTTTTAGATGGCTCGCTTTCTATACTAAACGCAACCAACACTACATTTGCCAACGCTTCAGGAATTATTTATTTTAATGGTTCAACTGATTATGTTGAAGTTTATGGTTTTCAAACTACTGTTTCTGCCATGAATATTGGTTCAGCGGCATCAACAGTAAAATTTACAGGCGCAATGGTAAGGAGCGCAACATGACCCTCTACGACAAAATCAAAGCGCTGTACCCAGAGCTTACCGACAGCGACTTCACCACCACCATCCGCTTGCAGAACGATTCTGACGGCAAGGGTGACTACATCGCAGCTTGGGAACACCCAACGCTTGCACGACCAACTGAGGAGCAACTGGCATGACCGTATCAATCAGCGGAACAGGTGGCGTCACCTTCCCCGACAACAGCGTGCAAGCCACTGCGGCTACAGGCTTGTCGAAGCGATTCAACGAAGTGCTTGAGCTGCGTGATGGTGTGCTGCACTGGAAAGTAACGCTGAGCAATGTTGCTCAAGCTGGCAAGGTTGCTGGCTGCCAATCTACAAACACTTATGGCTCCGTTACGGTGGACGGTGTTTCGCATTGCGCTCATCGTGTGATTTTCTGTATGCACCACGGCTACTTGCCGGAGCAGGTTGACCACATTGATGGCAACCGCAAAAACAATGTAATTGAAAATCTCAGGCCAGCCACAAACGCATTGAACTGCTTGAACAAAGGCGCTCAAAGTAACAACAAGCTCGGAATCAAGAATGTTTGTTGGAGCAAACAAAACAAGAAGTGGTTTGTACAGGTATCAGTTAAAGGCAAGCGAGTTGTGTCCAAGTTTTTTGATGACTTGGACTTGGCTGATTTGGTTGCAACGATGGCGCGTGAGAAGTACCACGGCACGTTTGCCAATCACGGACTTAAAGGGGCAATGTAATGGCAGGTGATCTTGTAATTTCCACAATCAATGGCGGTGCTATTGGTACAAAGAACGTCATCATTGATGGCAACTTCAATGTAAACCAGCGCGGTGTTTCTGGCACTGTGACGCTGGCTGCTGGCGCTTACGGGCATGATCGCTGGAAGGGCGGCGCGTCTGGTTGCACATACACCTTTGCAACTGTTGCAAATGTCACTACCCTGACGATTTCAGCCGGTTCGCTGGTGCAGGTTGTTGAAGGTTTGAACCTACAGTCTGGCACTTACACGCTGTCGTTCTCAGGCACGGCGCAAGGCAAGATTAACGGCGGTTCTTTTTCTGCGTCTGGTGTCACTGGTACAGCCACTGGCGGCACGAACATGACCATCGAGTTCAACACCGGCACGCTCTCACTGGTGCAGCTTGAAAAAGGCAGCACAGCCACGGCGTTTGACTACCGGCCTTATGGCACTGAGTTGGCGCTTTGTCAGCGGTATTACGTTCAGTGGGGTGGAAGTTCTGCTTTTTCTTCTTATGGTGGAAACCTTGGTCAATGCAATTCAACTATTAATGCCACTATAAGAGTGCCCGTCCCAGTCCCTATGCGATCATCTCCAACTATTTCTTATGTTGGAACTCCGCGACTAGATGATGGGCAAGCAGGGTATAACGTGACTGCTATTAGTGGAAGTATTGAAGACGTTACATCAACAGGAGCATCCCTTTCAGTTACGTCCTCAGGATTGACCACTTATCGCCCAGTAAAACTAGACTCTAATAACAATACAGCAGGTCGTTTAATTTTTAGTTCGGAGCTATAAACATGGTTGAATACAAACTGCAAGCAAATGAAAGAGGGGAAATTTGCGCCATTACTATTATCGGTAAGCAAATAAGTATCCCATTCGACCCAGCCAACACCGACTACCAAGCCTACCTTCTCTGGCTGGCCGAGGGCGGGATTCCGGAACCTGCCGATGTTTCTTCATAATAAATATTATCGTTGGTATTTAGCTATTATTGAAAAAGCACGGATGGAGAAAAGAAGTAAAACAGGAAATGGTCAATTTGATAGTCACCACATTCTTCCCAAAAGTATGGGCGGCACTAACAAAAAAGAAAATCTTATTTTACTTACACCTAAAGAACATTTTTTATGTCATTTGCTTTTATTTAAATGTACTGAGGGTAAGTATAAATTAAGCATGGCTTGTGCTTGGCATAGAATGGCAACAGTTAAAAGATATTGTTCTAGAGAGTATTCTGAATTAGTGGCAACTTATAGGATATCTTTAAAAGGTATTAATAAAGGGAGAGAATGTTCCGTTGAAAAAAGAGCAAAACTATCTGCTCATTTTAAAGGTAAAAAGAATCCCCTTGTATCTGCTGCGTTAACAGGTAAGAAACTATCTGAAGAAACAAAAGCAAAGATTTCTGAAGCAGGAAAGAAAAGGATTTGGTCAAATGAAACACGCGAAAAGATTAGACAAGCGTCTTTGGCTCAGTGGGCTAAAGTTCGTCAACTTAAACAACTTGAAACCTGCTGAGGAATCTCCATGAGCGACCACGATGTAACGCACAGAGAAATCTACGACAGGCTAGTTGCTGTTGAAAGCAAGGTGGATAATCTATCTACTAGCACAGACGGGGTTGTTAAAGCCTTTGACGCGGCTCAGGGAGCCTTCACAGTGCTAGAAACCATTAGCAAGCTAGTGAAGCCCCTCCTGTGGATTGGTGGACTACTAGCAGCTATTGGTATCTTTGTACAAGATTTCAAGAGCCACTAATGGATGCTCTTCCTCCTCCTGCTTACGTTGCTCCTGCTCCTGTATGTAAAAGGTGGAGTTGGTCTTCTGATAGGAAACAAGTGTGGTGTCTTACTTGGGTAACTAAGGATAATAAATGATTGACCCCTTCATGGCGTTAGCAGCAATACAGACAGCCGTGAAGCTGGTGAAGACTGCTGCCCAAACGGTGAAGGATGTTGAAAGTCTTGGCCCTGTTCTTGGTAAGTTCTTCTCAGCTAAGGCAGATGCCATTGCTGTTGTTAGTCAATCTAAAACATCTGGCTTCAAAGGCAGTTCAATGGGTAAAGCTATTGAACTAGAACTTGCGATTGAACAAGCTAGAGCTTTTGAAGAAGAAATTAAGATGTTGTTCTTCCAAAGTAATAAAATGGATGTATGGGCTAAAATCATTGCTCGTGCTGCATCTATTGATAAAGAAGCTGCACATAATGCACGTAGAGAGAAAGAAGCTAAGAAGAGACACGATAAAGAAGTTGATGAAGCCATCACTTTGTTTTTGTTGATACTCACTGTTGTTGTAGTGCTTGGCGCTACAGGTTGGTTTGTGTACGAAGCCCTTGAACAATGTGCAGGAAACTGCGCTATTAATAAGTAACATATGTTTCCTTTAACTGCACTATTAGAAGTTGGTGGTAAACTCATCGACAAACTCATTCCAGACCCTGAAGCTAAAGCTAAAGCACAACTTGACTTAGCTAAGATGGCACAAGATGGTGAGTTAGCTAAAATGGCTAACGATACAGAGCTTTACAAAACAGAACAAACAAATGTCAGTGGTCGTTGGGACGCTGATATGAATAGCGATAGTTGGTTGTCTAAAAATATTCGGCCAATGTCACTGGTTGCTATTTTTGCCGGATACTTTTTATTTGCACTTATGAGTGCCTTTGGTTATGACGCCAAAGAAAGTTATGTACAACTTCTAGGTCAATGGGGAATGCTCATTATGTCTGCCTACTTTGGTGGTCGTACTTTAGAAAAGATTATTGAAATGAAGAATAACAAATGAAACTGTCAGCAAACTTTACTGTAGATGAGTTGTGTAAGTCTGAAGTGGCTATTCGCCGTTCTATTGACAACACTCCTACTGAAACTATTATTAGTAACTTACAAGCGTTAGTACTGAATGTTTTACAACCTATTCGTAATAGCCTTGGCCCAATTACTATTAATAGTGGTTATCGTTCTCCTGCTGTCAACGTAGCTGTAGGTGGTAGTCCTACTAGCGATCACTGCTTAGGTATGGCAGCAGACATTGAAATTGCTGGTTACGACAATAAAATGTTAGCAAAGTTCATTGAACAAAACTTTAAGTTTACACAACTTATTTTAGAGTTTTATGAAGATGGACAACCCTCTAGTGGTTGGGTGCATGTTAGTTTTGACCCTAACGATTTAAAATGTCAGTGCTTACGCGCTGTTAAACAAAATGGTAAAACTGTTTATTTAAAAGGAATTTAATATGCCGCTATCTAAAGGTAAGTCTCAAAAAACTATTAGTAAGAATATTAAAAAGGAAATGGCACAAGGGGTTCCTCAAAAACAAGCCATTGCTATGGCACTACGTTCTGCTGGTAAACCCCTACCTAAACGTGGTGAGCGTACAGCTAAGAATAAAGCAAATAAAAAATGAAACTTGCTTACGTTGTTTGGGAAGATGCTACCGAACTTGACGTAACAGCTTGGACAGAACATGAAGAGGATTTTGTATACATCCCTGTTTTGTGCAAACAAGTGGGGTTTGTCTTATATGACGGCCCAGAAGGTATTGTTATAACAAATGGAGTCATTGTTGACAATTGTGTAGCAAGACGTAACCAAATACCTCGCGGTATGATTAGGAGAGTAGAATGGTTGACCGAACCAAGTTTTTAGATGGCAGTGGTAAACGAGTAATCTTAGGATTGTTTAAAGAGTTCTCTCGTCCTGACGTTAAGTTTAAACCTGTGTACACTCTTGCTGAAATGAAACAAACGTTTCTAGAAGCTCGTGACCCCTCTGAGTATAGTGTTGCTATGACACTACTAGGTGATTGGGAACACTGGCAAGAGGTACGATCACATGCCTTGATTAAGCCACACGTAGACAAGTGGCAAGATGAGTTGGAAGTTAAACTTCGTAGTGAGGCAATTGTTCAAATGCGTAGTCATGCCAAGCAACAAGGTGGAACAGCAGCAGCCAAGTGGCTTGCTGATAAGGGATATGCCCTAGAAGGCTCTAAAAAGGCCATAGGACGCCCTAAAAAGGAGGAGGTGGTACTACCCCCTTCTATGGGTCGTATCGCTGGTGATATGGCTCGTTTAGGTATTGTTGTTGGAGGTAAGAAATAATGCCATATATGACTAACGGTAAGCGTGATTATAAGAAACAATACGAGAAGTATGATGGTAAGGATTCTGTAAAGAAAGATAGAGCAGCTAGAAATGGCGCACGTAGAACCCTAACTAAAGAGGGTTTAGTTACCAAAGGTGATGGTAAGGATGTAGATCACAAGAAGCCACTGAGTAAAGGTGGTGGTAAATCTCGTAGTAATTTACGTGTACAAAGTGCTACTAATAATCGTAGCTTTCCTCGCACTAAATCTAGTAAGGTTAAATAATGCCAAAAGATAGTCGGTTAGAACGAGCAGGAGTTTCTGGATTTAACAAACCTAAGCGTACACCTAGTCATGCTACTAAGAGCCATGTTGTTGTAGCTAAAGAAGGCGATCAAGTTAAAACTATTCGGTTTGGTCAACAAGGTGTTTCTGGTGATAAAGAACCAACTGCACGACAAGCCTCCTTTAAAGCACGACATGCTAAAAACATTGCTAAGGGTAAAATGAGTGCTGCATATTGGGCAAATAAGGTTAAGTGGTAATGTCAGAAAAAGAACTAGTTAAGCAAGCAGCAGAAGCAGACCTACTAACATTTATTCGCCTCATTGCACCCCATCGTATGTTGGGTGTTGTGCATGAGGAGTTGTGTGCTTGGTGGGGTAGACAAGATGCTAAGGATAACCAACTGGTTCTTCTTCCACGCGATCACCAAAAGAGTGCAATGATTGCCTACCGTGTAGCGTGGTGGGTTACTAAGAATCCAGAAACAACTGTTCTATACGTATCTGCTACAGCTAACTTGGCTGAAAAGCAACTTAAAGCAGTTAAAGATATTCTATTGTCAGATATCTATCGTTTCTATTGGCCTGAGATGGTTAATGAGAATGAGGGTAAACGAGAGCGTTGGGCAGTTGACGAGATTAGTGTTGACCACCCTAAACGTAAACTTGAAGGTATTCGTGATGCAACAATTAAAGCATCTGGTATTACGGCCAACGTAACAGGTTTACATTGTAACGTAGCTGTTTTAGATGACGTAGTTGTACCAGACAATGCTTATACACAAACAGGTAGAGACCAAGTTCGGTCTTTCTACTCACAACTATCTTCAATTGAATCTACAGGGGCACAAGAGTGGGCTGTAGGTACTCGCTATCATCCCGGAGATTTGTACAAAGACATGATGGAAATGGTTGAGTTGTACATGGATGACAATGATGAGAATGAAATTGAAAACGAAGTGTATGAGGTTTTCGAACGTGTAGTTGAACGTGGTGGTGAGTTCCTTTGGCCTAAACAACGGCGCACTGATGGTAAGACATTCGGCTTTGATGAACGTGAACTTGCTCGTAAAAAAGCAAAGTATCTAGATATTACTCAATTTTATGCACAATATTATAACAACCCGAACGCTGTGGAAACACAGCTTATTGACCGTAGCAGATTTAACTACTACGAGCGCGATAAGATTGAAAACTTTAGTGGTGCTTGGTATTTTGGGGACAAACTACTTCATGTTTATGCCGCAATGGACTTTGCTTACTCTGTTAGCAATAACTCTGATTACACCGTAATTGCAGTTGTGGGTATTGACTCTGATAACAACTATTATGTATTAGACATTGATCGTTTTAAAACTAACAAGATTTCTGTAATGTATGACAAAGCAGAAACAGTGTTTCGTAAGTGGCGGTTTAAGAAGATGCGTTGTGAAGTGGTAGCTGCACAGCGACTTATTGTTAGTCAGTTTAGGGACTACATGCGTAGCCAAAACATTGTGTTTACTATTGATGAGTATAACCCACCTAAGACCATGAGTAAGGCAGAACGTATTGCAGCTATCCTAGAACCTAGGTATAGCAACAATCAAATCTGGCATTATAAAGGTGGTAACTGTCAAATTCTAGAAGAAGAATTAATGATGAATAACCCAGAGCATGATGACGTTAAGGATGCGTTAGCTGCTTGTGTAGAGATTTGTAAGGCCCCTGTTAATCAACGTAGTTGGGGTAAACGTACTAATGTAATTGCATTTAATTCTAAGTTTGGAGGCGTGTCAATCTGACCGTAATATATGAACGATAATATTCAAGTAAGTTTCACTGATGATGTGTTGGCTGTTAAAATTTCTGATATGTGGGTACGGTGGGATAGTGCCCGTGCGTCATGGAAAGATGAGCAGCAAGAATTACGTAGTTACATTTTTGCAACAAATACACGTAAGACTAGCAATAACAAACTACCGTGGAAGAACTCTACAGTTACTCCTAAACTAACTCAGATTCGAGATAACTTACATGCCAACTATATGGCAGCGTTGTTTCCATCCGACAACTGGTTCTTTTGGGAAGCAACTGATAAGGATAAGGATTTAACTAAAAAGCGTTATGCCATTACTAACTACATGAAGCAGAAGCTAAAGGCGTCTAACTTCCAGCTTCTTGTTTCTCAACTCATCTATGACTATGTAGACTTTGGTAACGTAGTTGTTACTTATGACTACGTACGAGACATTATTAGTGATGACACTGGCAATGTTGTTAGCCGCTATGTAGGCCCTAAAGCCTATCGCATTAATCCAACAGATGTTGTTTTTAATCCACTAGCTGAAGACTTTAGTAAGACACCTCTTGTTCGCCGTATGCTTAAGTCTATTGGCGACTTGCTAACTGATGTAGAAACTAAACCTGCACTCAATTACGATAAAGCAGTGATTGAAAAAGTGTTGTCTTTCCGTCAAAACTACAGGGATGACCCTGAGTTTAAGAAGGAAGTCAATATGGCTATTGACGGTTTTGGTAGTGCTGACGAATATCTTGATAGCGATATGGTAGAACTGCTAGAGTTTTGGGGTGACATTTATGACCCAGATACCAAAAAACTTCTTCGTAACCAGTTGGTAACCATTGTAGATCGTAAGTGGATACTACGTAAACAACCTAATCCGTTGTGGACAGGCAACAAACCTATGTTCCATTGCGGTTGGCGTCTACGCACAGACAACCTATGGGCACAAGGGCCTTTAGATCAGTTGGTTGGTATGCAATATCGCATTGACCACCTAGAGAACTTGAAGGCAGACGTATTTGACCTTATTGCCTACCCCGTAATGGTAGTTAAGGGTTCTACGGTTGAAGAGTTTGAATACGAACCCGGAGCCACTATCTTTGCTGGTGATGAAGGTAGCGTTGAATTTTTACGTCCTGATGCCACTGCACTACAAGCAGACATGCAGATTAACGAGTTGATGAATCGTATGGAAGAGCTTGCTGGAGCACCTAAGCAAGCAATGGGTATTCGTACACCGGGTGAGAAGACTAAATACGAGGTACAGAGCCTTGAGAACGCCGCAGGACGCATTTTCCAGAGCAAGGTGAGCTGGTTTGAGCGAAACATCCTAGAACCTCTCCTGAACGGTATGTTGGCTGAGTCTATCCGTAACTTTGAAGGTGTTGAACGTATCCGTACAATTGATGAAGACTACAACACAGAAGTGTTTGTTGAAGTGAGTAAAGAAGATTTAACTGCTGCTGGTAAAATCTACCCAATCGGTGCAAGGCACTTTGCTGACCAAGCTAGGTTCATTCAAGAGTTGGCACAGACAATGCAAGCAGTGGCTGCTATCCCTTCTGTAGCTGCCCACATTAGTGGTAAGGCTATTGCCAAAGCATTGGAAGAGAATCTAGGCTGGCAGAATTACAAAATTGTACAGGATAATGCACTCATCTTTGAACAAGCTGAGACACAACGACTTATGAACCAAGTGTCTGAAGATATTCAAACTGAAGCAACTATTAGCCCTGAAGGGCCAGCTATTGACAATCCTAATCAAATAGTGTAAACTAGTTATATATTAACTATTATATATATATATTATGAATAAACTACTATTAAATAATAAACCTAAAGATATTAGTAATGAAGAGTTTACTAAGTTATGGAATAATAGTACTTATGTATTAGAAACATTATATAATACTTTACTAGTATTAAATAAAGAACTTACTTCAACTAAGAAAGATGATTTTGATTGTCCTAACCATTATGCTAAACTTGCATTCAACTTAGGGCAATCTAAGATTATTGAGCAAATTGTTACAATGTTACCTGACGGAGTTAAGAGGTAACGTTTTTTAAAATACCTACTCTAAGACTGCTACTTTTTAGGAGATAACTTAAGCATGACCAATGCAACCATTTTTGGCAATGAAGACCACAATGCCACCCCTACGACAGAGACACCTGTTGTGGAACTATTCACTTCACTAGTTGGAGAGAATCAAAAATACAAGACACCAGAGGATTTAGCTAAGGCTTATTCTAATGCTGACCAGTTTATCGAGACTTTGAAAGAAGACAATCGTAAGCTACGTGAGCAAGTGACACAAGCCAAAACTATTGACGAGGTTCTTGAGCGTATGTCAAAACAAAATGTCGCGCCAGTGGATGACAATCCTCCTGTTCAGGGTTTTAGCTCTGAAGATGTGCAACAGCTTGTGGAGAAGACGTTACTAGGGCGAGAAGTCGCTAAGACCAAGACAGATAATCTATTGCTAGCTGATAAACTTATGAAAGATAAGTTTGGAGAGAAAGCAGAAGAGATGTTCAAACAACGTGCTGCTAACCCAGAGAAAGCACGTATCTTAATGGAATTGGCAGCTACTGACCCGGCTGAATTTGTGTCAATGTTTAGTGGTACTTCGTTGCCTACAAACAACATGGACAATGGTTCAGTGAATACTACTTCTGTAGCTTCTAACGCAGGAAATCGTGCTACTATTGAAGGAACTAAAGAGTGGGCCGCTAAGGTTCGCAAAGAGAATCCTAATCAATATTGGTCACAAGAGTTCCAGCATAAGTTACAACAAACTGTTACTAAAAACCCCGCCCTATACTTTGGGCAATAAGGAGAATTAAATGGCTGGTATTGACTATTCAAAAGTTAATGAACATCTTGTTCGCACAGAACTCTGGTCTTCAGAACTAAAAGATATTCTACAAGAGCAACTAATGGGCACTAAATATGTCCGTATGCTCAATGGTTTCCCCGATGGTAATCAGTTTACTATCCCCTCTATTGGTGAACTACCAATGCGGGAAGTTGCTGAGAATACCCCTGTAACGTACGATGCAATGGATACTGGTGAGTTCACCTTCTCTATTGACCGTTACGTTGAAAGTGCTACGTTCATTACGGACAAAGCTAAACAAGACAGCTACTACGCTGGTCAACTGATTGGTATGTTCCCTTCTAAGATGCGCCGTGCCCTAGATGAGAATCTAGAGTCTTCTGTCTTCTCACTAGCTAACACCCAAACTGTTAACGACCTAAACAGCATTAACGGTGCTTCACACCGCTTTGTTGCCTCTGGTAGCTCTAACACTGTTCTATCTCTAGATGACTTCGCTAAGGCTAAGTATGCTCTAGATAAAGCACAGGCTGGCGGTACTCGTGTTGCCATCATCGATGCTTCACAAGAGTATGTGTTCAACACCCTAGTTGGCGCTCAAGCCTTCATCAACAACCCACAGTTCCAAGGTATTGTGAATGGTGGTTTCGTTAATGAAGTTACTGGTATGCGTTTCATTCGCAGCTTCTTTGGTTTTGATGTGTATGTTTCTAACTTCCTAGCAACTCCTACTGACACCACTATTAACAGTGTTTCAGTTCCTGCTACTCCAGTTACCAACATCTTCATGTCTGTTGGTGGTGATCTAACCCCATTCGTGGGTGCTTATCGTCAGATGCCTCGTGTCGAATACGAGCGTAACAAAGATTTGCGCCGTGATGAATATGTTATGAATGCACGTTTTGGCCTCAAGCTCTATCGCCCAGAGTGCCTAGTGTCAGTCATTTCTAAATCAACCATCTAATATTGAAAGGATACTGAAATGACTCGTAAATCTACTTGGACAAACGCTGATGGTCTAGTTGTGGGCTTTGGCCCTAACTTCGCAGAACGTAATGTCTCTGGCGTACTTGAAACTGACGGCGTTGTAAAAGAGGCTCGCCTAGCAATTACTTTCCAAAGCTCTGGTGCAAACATTGACCTTCCCGCAGGTTCTGTTGTACAGGATGTGGTTGTGAAAGTAGGCACTGCTTGGGTTGGTGGTACTGACGTACAACTAGGTGATGGTACTGACCCTGATGGCTGGATTTCAGCTACTCAAGGTGCTGTTGCTAACCTAACCATTGGTGCAACTATCCGTGCTGCTGGTGCATACGCCATTGGCGATGCTGCATCCAACCGTGGTCTAGGCAAAGTGTACGCTGCTGCTGACACTCTAGATGTTGCTTTCACTGGCACGTTCACTGCCGGTACTGCTGACATTTTTGTCCGTTACATCTAATTGTAACTAAATTGGAGGGGGCGCAATGCTCCCTCCTTTTCCTTTTGGAGAACTATCATAGCAAACGTACAACATTCTGCCTTGACTGGCTCTAACTTGCATGAACCAAAGGGTGCTGATTCTGCTACTGCCAAAAAGGTATATGTTGCCGATGGTGCTGGTAGTGGTTCATGGGTTAAACTAGGCCCTCAAAGCCTTTCTAATTTAACTACTAACGGTACAGCAGGTCAATTCCTTGCTGTAGACGGTAGTGGTAACTTTGTATTTGCAACTGCTGCACATGGTAGCATTTACTTTTACAACATTGCATCTCCTTACACATTAACCTACCCATCTGTATTTACTAAAGTTGCACCTACTACTACAGCTAATGGTCTTGCACGAGATGTTATTGAAGGTACTAATGCACGACTAACGTATAGCAACACTGGCCCGGCTAAGTTAGACATTGTGTTTAATCTTAGTGTTGACCAAACGAGTGGTTCTGCTCGTGATTTAGAATTTGCACTATACAAAAATGGAACTACACAAATTAACGGTAGTAATATGATTGTAACAACTGAATCTGGTATTAAACATTCTGTATCTTGTCACTCAGATGTAGCACTAGATAGCGGTGATTACGTTGAAGTGTGGGCTAAAAATAACGGTGGCTCAGGTAATCTTCGTGTATATACAATGAGTTTATTTGCTTCCACTTCTGGAGCATAATATGGCTAAACTATCACTACTAGACATGACGCAGAACATTCTTTCTGCACTTGATAGTGACCCTGTAGACTCTATTGACGAAACTGTAGAAGCTGTACAAGTTGCAGAACTAGTTAAGGAAGCTTACTTTGAACTTATTAGCCAACGTGATTGGCCTTTTTCATTTGTATTAGGCACACTTAACCCACTAGGCGATACTAATAATCCAACTAAAATGAAGATTCCAGATACATGGAATAAACTTAAATGGATTAAATATAATAAAAAAGATATTACGTACATTCCACCAGAAGAGTTTCAAACACTCATTGATACTCGTGTTGTAGAAACTGGTGTAGTTAACAGTAGTGGGTATGTAATTAATGCAGACCCTATCTACTGGACAAGTTATGATGATACATACATTTTCTTTGATGGTATTAACAAAGCTGTAGAGAGTACGTTACAATCTTCTAAGTGTGTTGTGTATGGCACAGCCCAAGCTGATTGGACACACGTAGATAGTTTTGTTCCTAACATCCCAGAGAAGTTCTTTCCAACACTATTAGCTGAAGCAAAGAGTCAATCCTTTGTTAACTTAAAGCAGCAAGCTAATGCTCGTGAAGAGCGTAAGGCTACACGAGGTCGTATGGCTATGCGTAACGATGCTTGGCGTAATGAGAATGGTGAAGCTAAGTATAACAATAAAGTAAACTACGGAAGAAAATAATGGCTACAAATAAACAATCTTCTATTAACAAACAAGTTAAAAAAGTACTAGCACAATCTCCTGAAGTTGAAGAAGTAGAAGTTACTCTTAAGTATAAGATGCCTGAAGAAGCAAACAAACTTAAAGATGTAAATGAACACAAAGGAAAAGGCGTAATGTATGAATGATGTTAAAACTTCGTATGATCGAGTAATGGAACGTAGTTTAGAGAAGAAAGCAGCAGCTAAAGAGCGTAAAGAAGAACGAGAAGAACAGGGCATTATTAATAAGCTAATCATTGAACGTGGCCCTGCTGGTCTTTACTCCACACGCTATTCAATGCGTGGTAGTGTTCCAGATGAGTTAAAAGGTTTGTTTACTCGTAAAGATCGTATTCTTGCAATTGCTGAACGTAGGGGTATTGAAATTGAAACAGAAACCAATTCTTAAAGAAGATGCACAGCAACGTAAAACTCGATTAGAGAAACTTGCTGTAGCAGGAGATAGAGCTAAGAAAGAACTTGGTATTGTTGAAGAGCAACCCAAAGACGTAAACAAAAGTAAGTGGAAAGGTGTAATGTAATATGGCAGTACAAGCCGCTGTAAAAGATAGTTTTACCTTTGTAGGTGGCCTTAATACTGAAGGCGGCTTTTTCATTACTCCAGACAACTCTTGGAAAGAGGGTGTCAATGTTGTGCCTAGCCCTGACGGTAGTGTGGAGCGCCGTAATGGTTTAGACTACGAAGAGAACTACACACTGTTTGCGTCTGCTATTACACCCGATCAGAAAGACTTGTGGGCCTTTACAACGGGTATTTGGACTACCGTAGGGGGTAATGGTAACCTAGACTTTATTGTGGCTCAGACAGGGCCTACACTGCATTTCTATAACGGTGCTACTGGTGTAGTGAGTGGTACTAAAAAGTCATTCACAATTGATCTAGATACTTACAAGGCATTTGGTAATACTGAAATATCTGGCACTGGTATTTGCAGCTTTGCATCTACTTACGGTAAACTCATTGTTACTAGTAAGAATACTAATCCCATTGTTATCACATACGACAGTGCAACAGATACAATCACAACTGCTGTAATTAGTTTACAAAATCGTGATTTTAAAGGTGTAGATACAGGTGCGCTAATTGACGCAGAGTATACCGAGGCAGAGTGGATTGCACGAGGTCAAACACTAGCTAATGTAAAATACAACTTGTATAACCAAGGTTGGACAGATAGTAAGATTTCATCCTACTTGTCTGCTAACAGTAATAAGTATCCTGCCAACACTAAACAGTGGATTTATGGTAAGGATACTAATGATGACTTTCAACCAGCATTCTTAAACAAACAAGACTTTGGTAACTCCCCTGCCCCTAAAGGGCACTTTATTATTGACGCATTCCCAACTACATCCTACCGCCCTAAGAGTTGTGCATTCTTTGCTGGTCGTGTTTGGTATGCTGGTCTTCCTAGTACTAATGAACTAGGTAGCATTTACTTTAGTCAAGTGTTAGATACATTCGACAAGATTGGTATGTGCTACCAAACTAATGACCCTACATCTGAAGTGTTTAGTGATTTAGAAGATGATGATGGTGGCACAGTACAGATTCCTGAAGCTGGTGAAATCTTATCACTACAGCCACTAGGTCGTGGTATTATGGTGTTGGCAACCAACGGTGTTTGGTTTATCAGCGGTATTAACGTAGGCTTCACTGCTGGCTCCTACTCTGTTGAGCGCGTATCAACTGTTGGTTGTAACGCAGGTAAAAGCATTGTTGTTGTTGAAGACACTCTTATCTATTGGTCTACCAGTGGTATTTATGCAATCTCCCCCGGTGCATCTGGTGCTGAGTTCGTAAGTAAGAACGTTAGCGATCAAAACATTAAATCATTCTTTGAAGAAATTCCTGTACTAAGTAAACTGTATGCTGAAGGCAGTTATAACGCAACAGATAAAACTATTTATTGGTTGTATACTAGTAGCACTAGTACAACTACTAGTACAGGTAAGTTTAATAAAGATCACGTACTAGCATTAGACTTACGTCTTAATAGCTGGTATTGGTTTAGTTACAACACTGCTGTTGGTTCCATCCCTGTGTCTATTGAGATTACTCGTGAGACTAACGAGGCAGAACTTACGTACGAAATTATTGCAGGTGTCGATGACGTTATTGCAGGGGTTGATAATGTACAAGCAGACTTAGCAGTTATTAACGGCACTAAGAAGTTGTTTAAGTTTCTGACACTACACTACACTGGTAGTGTTTACTCATTAACATTTAGTGACATGACAAACCAACGTGATAGCGCAACTAAATTTAAAGATTGGTATGCAGCTAACACAGCTTCTGTTGAAGAAGACTCTTATTTCATCACTGGGTACAACATGGGTGGCAATGGCCCCTCTCGTGCTAAGACAGGACAATATCTGACGGTGTTTATGAAACGTACAGAAACTGAGTTTGATGTTAACTCTAATCCACTTAACCAAAGTAGTTGCTTGATGCAAAGTCGATGGGACTTTACTGACAACGCATATCCGGGAAAGTGGGCAGATGAAGTACAAGTATACCGTCAACTACGTGCATTCTTCACTGTTGGTGCTGGCCCCTTTGATGATGGTTATCCGCTAGTCATTACTAAGAACAAACTACGTGGTAGAGGTAAAGCTGTTCAGTTTAAGTTCGCTAGTGAAGCAGGTAAAGATATGAAGATTGTAGGTTGGACAGGGACATTTGTAGGTAATACTAATGTCTAACATACGTTTAGCAACCGAACTTGATTTAGTTGCTTTAACTAACATAGCTAAAAGTTTTGTAGAATATTTTAACCACTTTAAATGGGATGAAGATAGTGTAAAAGAAACACTGCAACAACTTTTAAAAACAGGTTTTATATACGTAGCAGAAAAAGATAGTGTAATTATTGGAGTAATTGGCGGTGTAGTTGTTCCTAATATGTGGAATAAAAATGAAACTATATGTCAAGAACTTTTCTGGTGGGTAGAAGAAGAGTACAGAGAATCTTCTGTATCAGTTAGATTATTAAAACAATTTGAAAGTATAGCACCAGTAGGTTCTAAAATTGCATTATCATTATTACCTAAGAGTAATATTAAAACATCAACATTAAGTAAGCTAGGTTATGAACCTGCTGAACTAGCATTTACAAAGGTTTAATTATGGCAGTATTTACAGCAATTGGTGTTGGTTTGGGTTTAGCAGGTACAGCAGCTACAGTAGCTGGTGTTGCTGTTGCTGCTACTGCCGTTAGTACCGTTCAAAGCATTCAAGAGACTAAGAAAGCAGGGCAAGCTGCTGCTGCTTCAGCGCAACAACAACAAGTTGCTGCTGAAAAACAATATGCTGCTGAAGCACAAAAAGCAGAAGTACAGAATGTACGTACAGTTAGACAACAAATTAGAGAAGCACGTACAGCACAAGCAGCTATGACTAACATTGCTGCTCAAACGGGTGGTGTGGGCAGTAGTGCCCTTGCTGGAGGTATAGGTAGTGTAGGTAGTCAAGCAGCTAGTAACCTCTCGTATATGTCTGAAATTGCAGAAGCTAACACTGCCATTGGTGGAGCACAATTAGAAGGTGCTAGGGCACAAAGTGCTGGTGCTGCTAAGATTGCAGTTGCTCAAAGTAATGCTGCTGCTTGGGGTAGTGTTGGTCAGCTTAGTGGTACTATTTTTTCAGCAACTAGAAAGTAATAATAATGCAATTATACGAAGAGAATAGTGATGCTGTTCAAGAAGAAACCACTGCACTATACACTGCTGACGATACAGTAGAAGCACCAAATACATCCGTTGGTAATTATTCAATTGCTAAAGGTATTGTCACTACAGCTACTGATACAGTAGATGTAGGTGACGAAGTAAACTTTGACCAGTTTGTAGACGAAAACTGGCGTAAAACTGTTCCTCAGAATAACCAACTAGACATGAACACAGCTACTAAAGCTGCTGAAGTTGGTCAAGTAGGTGTGGTACAAGAGGCGTTAAATAACGTAGCTGCACGTAATGCTTTGTATGGTCAAATGTCTGTACAGAATGCAGAAGTTGTTAGAGTTAAACTTAAAGAACTTACAGACTTAGCTGTTGAGAATACAGCAGTACGTAATCCGGGTGTACTACTTAACAATAGCCCTGTTGATATTAGTAACGCTGTTAAAAACATTAGTGGGCGCATCACTGCACAAGCTGTGCTTGAACGAGCTACAGTAGATGGTGGTAAAATATTAAACATAGCTGCTGGATTATTTTATGAACTTACACCAGTTGCAGCAGAACAAGGTGCTGCTATTGACCGTGTAGCAATTAAATATGGTGTCCCTGCGGACGCTATTAGTCGCACCACTGGTCGAAGTGAGACAAAGACCAACTTACAAGCTGTATTTAACACCATTGCCGAAGATAAAAAAGGTGAGTGGCTTGAAGGTTTGTACAACGATTTAAAAAGTAGTTGGGTAATTACTGATTGGCAAGCAGCCCTAGTTGTACAAGAGGTTGCTACTAATGCAGAACAAACATGGGGTGGTTGGGAAGATTGGCTTGATCGTATTGGTGTAGTAGGTGCTGCACTGTCTGGTGCAGGTGCTGTAATTAAATCTACTAAGCTACTTAAGAGTGCTAAGGCTTTAAACAACATTGAACGATCTGTTGCTGCCGCTGGCGGTAAGGGTGCTATTGTATCTGCTGATGCAGCTAAACTAGCTTCAGAGATTGCTAACAAGCAGCGTCTACAAGCTGTAGGTGTTGTAGCTGGTGAACTCACTGGTATTGGTACTGCTATTGACCTAGGTAAACTTGTCAGTATGAATGCTGCTAAAGTATTGCCAGAGTCAATTACAACTGCGGCTAGTGATTTACAAAAGATAATTACAGAACCAGTAGAACGTTTAATCTTAGAACTGCAAAACACCATTGCAGCTAAGGGTATTCGTTCGTCTGAAGCTGCTGCTGAGTTGGAAGATATTCAACGTATCTACTCACGAGCTAGCAATCCAAACGTACACTCTGTTGACAACTTTGTTATGTCTGCTGATGGTACATCCATTACAGGTAAGGTGTTGTATAAGCCAGAGAATGCTACTAGTTTCATTACTAAAGAAGCTGCTGAGAGTTACATTAAAGCATTCGACACAGACGGTAAGTTAAACATGAAGGTAGTACCAGATACTACCAACACTGGTTTCTTAGTTGAAGAGAGTGTTAAGAAAGACTTGCTACTACGTAAGGCTGCATTAGAGGCTGAGATACTAAGTGTAGTGGCTGCTAGCAAACGTAAGAGTCGTGCTAAAGTAACACCTGAACTAGTGGGTGTTGATACTGTACCAGTACCTAAAAACCTAACCACAGCTAAACCTCGTTGGAAAACATCTACTCTTAGTTTTGAATCTGACATTGATAAGGCTGTATATCAACTTGGAAGTATTACTAAAACAAGTAAAACTGACCCAGAAATTGCAGCGTGGTTACAGAGCGTAACTGGTTGGAATGATGACATGGTTAGATCGCACATTAAAGTTGTGCGTGACTTCATTAAAACTAACGAAACACAAGTTGATGAGTTAGGGAATATTAACGTTCCTAAACTTGTGCCAGATGCACGCCCACAATCTTCTGCTCAACTTACGTTCGATCAACAGTTTCAAAACATTCTTAGTGCTAAGGGTGCAATGACTGTTGGTAATGCTACAGTGAGTGCTAATACACAACAGAAGTTTATTTTAGAGTTTATTAATAAGGTTGGTAATGCACTAGGCATGGGTGATCGTAAAGTAGTTGTCTATCAGTATGATGACATGCTTGCTAGTGGTGATGCTACACTTAAAGGCATTGCTGCACAGTTTAAAAGTAAGTTTGCAGGTGCAGGTGCTGTACACTATGACTACGGTAATGGTCAAAGTCTCATTGTTATGCGTAGGCCAGTGGGTAAAGACAACTCACTACGTAAGTATATGGAGACATTTGCTCACGAGTATGCTCATGCGTTTGAAGCTCAGTTTGCCACTAAATACTTTGGCATTATGAATAGCAGCTTTAACAAGTGGTTGCGACTAAAGAACATCGCTTATAAAGGTGAGGGTATTAAGAAGAACATTACAGATATGTTCCCCATTGAAGCACTCATAGAATACCGTGGTATTACTATGGTTGAAGACTTGTCTGTTTGGATTGACAAGTATGTCGCTGGTGATGTTAACGCATATAAACTCATCGAAAAACAAATGCACGGCTGGGCTACTAGTTACTCTGAATTCTTTGCTGAGAACTTCTCTAAATGGGCATTTAGTGACGCAGTACCTACCGACCTATTGGGACAGGCATTTAAACGCCTTGTAGACGGTTTTAAGCTCATTGCTGCGGAGATTACACAGTATCTAAAGGGTGCAGGTATTGTAGCTGAAGTAGGTAGGGTAGACCCCAACATTGCAGCTATGCTAAACCAGCATATTAAACTGCTTAACGAACAAGCTACACAAGCTGTTACAAACGCATCTATCCTTACTCAAGAAAGTAAATCTCTTAAGCCTACAACTGAAGCTCTACAAAAAGAACTAGATAATGTTTCTGATGAGTTGAATGCAATTGATGATGCTGAACGTGGTTTGAAAACAGGGTGGTTAGTTGAGCAACCAATTAACAGAAAGCTAGACTATAGCATCATTGGTAAATATACCGATGCTGATATTAATAGTGCTTCACGCTTCTCGTTAGGTGATTGGGCCTTATCAACCTCTAAAGAATTGTACGAACAACGTTTAGTAGGTATCAACCAAGAGAGTCGCTACATCAAGTTACTCACTGAGTTTGTACGCCCACACGTTGAGAAGTTAAACAAATCTGAAATGGTGGCACTTAATGACGCACTAGTGTTAGGTGATAAAGATAGTAAAGTGTTTAGCGAAGCAGAACTTGCTGGTAACGGTATGTCTTTTAATGCCCGTATTGCCTATTACAAAGTAAGGGCACTACGTGATGTTATGTATCAGATGCGTAACGATGTAGCTACCAAGAGTATGATTCGCCGTGGCTATGTTCAGATTTCCACTGGTTTAAAACTAGAGGATGGCTCATCTACGTTGTTTGTTAAACCAACTACTCCAGCTATTGGTAAGTATGTGTACCTAGCTGACGAGGGTACAATGCAGCGTGTTAGTGATGAGTTTCTTCAAGAGGCTAACCAAAAGGGTTATACGTTCTACGAGAGTGCTGAACCAGTAACCATTGATGGTAAGATTCGTAAAACAATTGCTTTTAAAGAAGGTAGTTACGCTACTAGTAAGATTGAAAATGTTATCCCCTATCGTGCTGGTGAATATCGCCGCATCTATAGTGATGAGTATTTCGTAAAGATTACTTCAGACTATGAGATTGATGGTGCTATTGAGTCTGTTACTAGTACTCATCGAACAGCATCAACAGTGTCAGAAGCAAACGCATACGTTAAAGCATTTAAAGAAGCAGCTAGCCTACATGCAGCAGGTAAGTTAACTCTGTCTGATGCTGGTAGACTTATGCAGCCGTTTGGTTGGAAGCCAGAAGATGTACTAGACGTACTTAACTCTGGTAAGTATGGTGACAACTTTAAGATTGAAGTTAAGTATAACCGTACTGATGATGACTATGTTAAAGAGACAATTGGTATGTCTACCAACTTCTCTAGCAAGCGTGGTGATAAAGTTATTTCTGTACGAGGTGAAGATACGGTTAACACAATTAACCCTATGGATTCTGTTGCCAGTGAGATTGGTAACACTGCGTATGTAGCAGCCGTTACAGAGTGGCGTGAGTCGCACATTCAACGTTGGTTCAATAGTTTCGTAGATGATCTACCAGCTAACATTCGTACAATGACCCCAGAGGCAGCATTTACATATATGCTGAATAACAAGGGTATGTACGTTGGTCAAAGCAAACGTTTACAAGTAGCTGAGAAAGTACAAGATTACATCATTGCACAAATGAATATTCCCACTAAAGAAGAGAAATCTTATTTAGGGTTTATGCGTTTAGTTAGTGAGGGTATTGAAGGTAAAGCTGGTGGTAGGGGTGTAGCTAAACTAGGTGCTGCACTACGTGCTACTAAGGACTATCCAGTGTGGGCACGTACAATTGCTTTCCATAGTTTCTTTGCATTCAACCCAGTGCAGTTTTTCATGCAAGGTATGAATGCGTTCAATGCTGTTGCTATTAGCCCACTACACGGCTTGAAGAGTGCTAAGAGTTCTAGCATGTACGCGCTAGCATTGATGAGTGACCAAGAAGATATTTGGCGTAATGTTGCTAAGGGTAATAAACTTAGTAACTTAGGCTTGGGTATGAGTGAAGATGAGTTTGTTGAAGTGGTGCGTTCTATTCGGCGTACTGGTTTAATGGATGGCATTAATAGCAGTAGCTTGTACGGTGCAGAGACAGGTAAGTATGGTTTGTTTAATGGTCTACGCCGCAAGGTGGGTGCTGTGTCTGCATCACCATTCAATGCTGGTGAAGGGTATTCACGACTAGTTAGCTTTGATATTGCACGTAGGGAATTCATGGGTGCAAATCCCGGTGCTGCATGGTGGACTGATGACAGTCTTAGTACCATTCTAAAGCGTCAAGATGACCTTACACAGAACATGACTAAGGCTAACGTAGCTACTTGGCAAACTGGTTGGAAATCTATTCCAGCACAGTTTATTCAGTATCAAGTTAAGCTGATGATGAATGTGATTCAGAGTTTGTTAGGCAACACTAGGGCGTTCTCACAAAAAGAAGCATTGCAATTACTAGTAACACACGCTGTTGTTATGGGTACTGCTGGTAACTTCTTGTGGCCTTTCCGTGACTTAATCACAGAAGTTGTCCCAGAAGATATGTCTGAGACAGGTAGACTCACAGTACAACAAGGTGTTGTTGCAGGTATGATTGCTGCCATCACTGATGGTGAAGCAAAGCTAGCCATTGGTAGCCGGTTCAATACTTTCAAATACTACGAAGATATTGTTAAAGGTATGCTAGACCCTGAGAAGAGTTTTATGGAAGTAGCTGCTGGCCCTTCTGGTTTTGCTGCACTACGTATCTTAGGTAGCTTTGGTGAAGCATTCAGCATTATTAGTAAGGCTCCAATGACTATGGACACTTTACAAATTGCAATGAGTGAAATGGGTAAAGGTAGTTTTTCTTTCTTTAACAACATTCAAAAAGCTCGTATTGCAATGAGCAACTACAACCAAGTACAGAGTGGTGCTGGTGGTGCTATGTTCCGTGTAACGGACACTGAAGCATGGATGATTGGGTTTGGTATTCCTCCTGCTGCTCAGGAAGACTTATCTGTGTTGTTCTCTAGCCGTAAGGCAGCAGCAGCAGAGATTAAAGAGGCTTCTAAGGCTGTTGGTAAGCACGCTATGCTAGCCCTCACTGCACTGCGTAATAACGACACTGAAGGACACAAGACACACGCAGCCATTGTACAAGCTATTTTAAATAGTTATACAGGTGAAGATTTACGTACGCTGTATAAGGCAGCTTACAAAGTAGAAGCATTTACTCAGTATGAGAAAATGTTAACTGACCAAGCTGTTAAAGATTGGGCAGTAAAAGATATTGTGGTAGACACTGGAGTAAATAATTAATATGGCAACCTATCAAGCAAACATTACTAAGAACCTAGAACCTGCCACAGCTAGTGTTAACCCACTAATTAAAGCAGCAGAGGCAAGTGCTCAAGCATCTCGACAAATTGCAGAGGGTAATGCCTCAATTGCAAAGACACTAACTGGTGTTGGTGAAACCCTATTCAAAGGGTATCAAGACTACCAAGTAGCGTCTGCTGAACAAGAGGCTACTAGCCTTGCTGGTGAATTCTTTATGAGTGGTCAAGCAGCTTCTGTAGCTGGTCAACAAGCTGCACAAGTAGAAGCACAACAAAATAGGTTTCAAACACTATCCACTGGCCCACAAATGCCAGAGGGTGAAGTACAACGTGATGCACAAATGGCTGCGTTTACTAATGAAGTAGATCGGTTAAAGAAGGCATCTATGGGTGGTATGTCTAATGCTGAGTATGTATCTCGCATTGATGCACTAACCAAGAAAGCAATTGCACAAACTCCCGGCATGTCAGACAAGATTCGTGAACGCGTAGGTATGGTAACAGGTTTATCTGGTGCTGACCGTTGGGCACAGATGAATTATGTCAAAGATAGGTTTAGTGATAAAGAGAAAGTAAAGACTTCTTCACCTGAAGACATGGCACTTCTAGATATTAAGTTGGTTGCCCCTATGGGTACTTACGGTAGTCACGAAGATTTGCTTACCCTATACCGTACCAATCGCCCAGAGTACGATAGGAAAATGAGTTTTGGTAAAGAAACTTTAGCTTTAAAAACACAAACAGAGGTTAT